TGATGTTCTAAATATAGGCAACGTTTCTTTCAACCCACCATATGCTTCCAACATTTGGAGCATAACTAATTCCAATCGTTCCGGAGGCGGTGGATCGGTGTAGCATATTTCTCTTGATTGAGCAAGTATGCTGCCGTATTCGCTTTCGGAACCTCTTGGAGGCCAAGCATAGGAGTTTGCTTCTGGCCATTTGGTTTTGAACTCCTGCCAGGCTTGAGTTTCTTTGGTCGTACTGGTTTCTCTGAACGTACAATTGGATTGTCCAATAATTTTCCAATAGGTTCTGTCACCAGTCCATTGGTACTCACCCCACCTTGTGGTGGGGATTCCCGGTTTAAAGAAATCGTTTCCTTGATGGGTTTAGTCCAAAAATAATGAAAACCATCTTGCGAAAAGGCGAAATTCCTGTCTTGCAGGGTTCTCCTCTTCTCCTCGACTTCCTTATGGGTATAGCCCTGGAGATATTTGCTAGGATCCTGGTTAAACAATCTGACTCTTAGAATGTCTGGATTATAACTCCTATCGAGTTTAACAATCTCTGGCATAGCAGATTGAGCAACGGTGATCCTATCATCATGAATTATGGGGGACTCATTCGAAGGTTGTTCCAAAATATTCATAACATCCAGCACCTGTTTGGCATCTGGCTGTTTATATGTCAAATTGTAACGATCCATCAGCTTCTTCAAGTCTTGAAGATTCATATTGTCCATTTCAACCGCATCATCTCTGGTGGTTTTAATACCAGGAAGATTGGGGGTATAAAGTGGTACAGTACATTTAGTACATTTGTAGGAGCTATTTTGTAGCTTAAAACAGGAGGGACAAAAGCTAACACTCTCATACTCAGTAAAAGAATCATCAAAATCAGTGATGAGGTCAAGCGCATCCAACCAGGCGCCCTTATCGGAAAACCTTTTCCCTTTCCCTACTGTAACTACGGAGGAATCGTGTTGATCATATTTATCAGCACCGTCGTAGTAATAAGTGCGGTTTGGAAACTGCGCATCATAGACATCATCCTCACTATCGGATTTATCGCTGTCATCGTAAACTACTTCATACATAGAACCGTATGCTGGAGACTCTAATTTAGAGCGCTTATGTTCGAAATGGGGTAGCAATTTCCCAAAATTACGAACGGAGGACCCAGCTACATGTATGCCGTATATGACATTATTTCTACCCAACAAAGGAGTTCCAGACCAGCTCGGAAGAGTCGAAGCTGTATATGCCACCCCAAGCCTATTAGCGGGGGAAATTTGCATATTGCCTGAAGATCTCTTGGATGTTCCAGCATCGAATCCATACAAATTAATGCTTACGGACTTGGGAACCGCAGTAGTGAATTTACCTTCTTTCATTTGTAAATAACTAAAGACTTTTTGTGGAACCTCTATGATTATAAAATCATAGTCTTGTGAAGCACTGTAGGCTAAGACGTCCCAAGTAGGGTCTATCTCATAAGCGCTCTCACCCTTGACCATTTTCAACGTATGACACTTATGAGTGTTAATGACGTGAAAAGCGGTCAAGAGAGCGTTTTTGCCTTTAAAATTGATTCGACTGAACATCCCAATGATGGAATCTTCAGCTGCCACGGCCCCAACAAATGGAGGTAACGGACTATCGTACATTTTAGAACATACCAAACTAGTCTCCTTTATATATTCACTTACTTCTTTATCAAATCGTTCTAAAGAAGTAGGTGTCAACAAGTGATTCGAATACAATCGAACATTACCGTAAGCTAAATATGGTCCTTTCTTATCATACTTCATATCTGCAACAATCCTTTCGACTGGCAGCATGGGTTCGAAATGGCTCTGTCTATCTTTATCAAGAGAGTAGCGCATTTTAAATTTCTTGTGGAAAAAGGAAATTAATCGACCAATTCCACAGCCGAACCGCATCAAAATATAAACCGTAAGGGCCGATATCATGGCAACTGTGACTAAAATCACAACCTTCAAAATAGTCGCGACCAGTTCTGG